TATAACATTATTTTTATTTATGTTAGAAACTTGATATTTTTTATAAATTTTTTGTTTATTATTTATTTTATTTTCTGTTTTATTACTATAACTAATAACTTGTTTACATTTAGAATTTATCTGCTCTTTATTTTCAATTTTATAATTAATATTTATATATAAAACAGGCATTAATAGATTTTTTATACTTAATAAATGTGTTTGTCTCTCTCGATATAATGCATCTGGTTTTATACCACTAAAATCTATTATATTATTAAAATTCCAAATACCATCCCAATAAACTTTCTCTGCTGTTCCTAAGTTCCAAAAATTATGTGTACTATTAATATATTGATTTATTTTCATGTTTTGGTAGATATCTTGTTTTAATAAAATTTTTAATACTGTATAAAATGCTAAATGAGCTGGTTTGTATAAATTTACTGTTTCTAATAATTCTTTCCAATTTATTTTATCATCAGCACTTACGCATACTTCAAAATAATATTCACTATTGTGTGGCACAATATATCCTGTTTTATTTTCACAAAACATATTTATTAAATTATTCATAAACTTTTCTGTTACAGCATTAGCACCTTGAAACTTTAATAATATTTGATTTCTTCTTTCATCATAAGTAGCATTTGGTTTTACAGATATATTTAAAACTCTCTCCCAATCAGCCAACCTCCATGTTGCTGTTTCAATAAAGATTTGATTTTTTAAATCTAAAAGATCTACTCTTAGTTTTTCATGCTGTTTATCACAAATAAGTGCAGTATTTTTAAAGACATCATCTTTCGATAAGAAATCAGGTAAATATCTTAATGTGTATACTGGTTTTTTACGTAGAATATACATCTAATACCACCTCTCCTAAAGAAGGAAGTTCTTCTTCACTTAAAGGGATATTTTGTGTACCGCCATTTATTGTTAAATCTGTATAATCTTTTATACCACTACATTCTAAAAGTAACTTACCAACTAATGCATAAGATACATAACCTTTTTCAAAACCAATACTTTTAAAATATTCATTTAGTTTAGATTTAAATTCTTCTTCATTTTTTGAGCCGTCTATCCTAGCTTTTATATTTATGGTTACTATAGTGGCAGTAGTTACCGTCAAAGTAGCCTCAAAGCTACAACTATCTAGTATATGTTCTTTTACTTTTTGTATTAATGCTTCATCAGCTACTCCTAAATTTGAATCAATTATAACAACTTTTACAGTTCCTGGACCATCCCATACAGGTATACACCTAGCACTTCCGACTCCTTCCACCTCTCTAGCCCAATATTCATAATGATTTTTATTACCGCTAGTGATTATATTTTGGACTTTAAAATAATAACGTTTTCGTAATTCATCATCAGTTTCTTCATCGTATCCACCAGTAGTTGGAGTTTTATTTGTTACAGAATTTATCCCTACTATAGACATTGGTATAATCGTTATTGTTTCTGCACCAACATTTCCATTTTTGCCTTCCGTGACAGCTTCAATTTTTATGTCTGCTGTATTTTTTACATCTATATCAGTTAAAGATTTAAATTGAATTCCACTTTCAGTAGAAAATAAACTTCCTTCATAAATATGACCATTTCCTATAACTGTTAATACTCCTGTAGCTTTAGTAGCTACTTTTCTAATTACACCAAATTCTTTTGTTTTTTTTGTTAAATGTTCGCCCCAAGATGTTTCAACAAAACCCATTTTATCTACTTGTTCAATTTCTACTTCAGTTTTAGCAACTTCTATACTATTAGCAGAAAGTGAATCATACTGAAAAGTACCTTCTACTAAAGCCGTTTTAGTTTTAGAATCAGCTAACATTTCTTTTAATATTTCTTCTTGCGTTCTAGCTTTATACATCTATATTCACATCTCCATAAATAGTTGTTAAATCAACATAACATTTTAATTTTTCCTTCTCTCTGTTAAACGTAATTGAATTTATAGATTTTATATAGGGATTAACCATTAAACATTCAATTATAATTCTTTTCAATTCAGATATTCGTTCCTCGTATGTCATTACTTTTCCGATAAACTCTTTTAAATCTATTCCATATTGACTTGAATATGCTAAATAACCATACCTATGTGTTTTTAAAGCTTTATATATCCAAACTTTTATGGCTTCATTACCATGAACAATAACATGATTTCCTGCATCATCATAAATAAATTTATCTGTATCAAAATTCCATGCATATTCAATAAATAAAGGTAAGTTACTTATAGAATTATTTTGTATAGTATTTCCTATAAAAGGAAAAGTATCACTCATAATTTCACCAACTTATCTGTAATAATAAAAAGCTGGCTACCTTCTAATGGGAAAATACTTACAAGGTCTCCAGCTTTTAATGTATCTGTATAAATTATATCGTTTGTATAATCATTATTTATGTCATGGTTATGACTTTGATATTCAGCATATCCACTACCACCGCCACGATTTTGTGTAGCACTTACTAAATGTCCTTGTGCTTCTCTTCTATATCCTGCTAATAAATAATGAGATATATATACTTCTTTTTTAGTTAGTACTATATTATTGTATTTAATTTCTATATTTGGTGGTGGCTTTAATACAACACCTATCAGATTTGTTGTCGGAATATTATTTCTAAAAATATTATATATTTCGTCTACCAATTTCCCCATAGATTGATCAACGCTAGGTATTGGATTTCCCATTTTTACTCCTTCTTATTTTCTTTCTGAGCTTTTTCTTCATTCATGATGTTTTCAAATTCTAAGTCAATACGCATTGTATGTTGGTCCCTAGAAAATGTATGTACATCAGATTTAATATAAAATTTACCTCTCAAATACTCATCCTTAACTTCTACAGAATAAGATGATATCAATTTATAATCTCCTAAGCATTCAATCAAACCACTCTGTTCAGGTTTCTTTATCATAGAACTAGCAAATAAATTAGTATCTTTATTCGGATCGGTTTTATATACATCTTGTATCATAGAATATTTATTTATAAGGTCTTCATCTCGAATATAATTAATAACATTACCTTGCTCATCAGTAACCATTATCTGGTTAATCATATTCTCAATGCTTTCTTTATAAATACTATTTATCATATTTTTTGTAGAATCTAATACTACATCTTCAATTAATGTGCCTTTTAAAATCACATCTAAAGCGTCTTTATTCATTATTGGATGATATTTTTCTTTAGTAATTTTACTGGCTTCTGTATAAGCCATCATTATTATTTGATATCCAGTTTTTCTTTCAGCAATAAAATTTATATTTGTATTAGTCTTAGCAAGATTACCCACTTTTATACCTAATTCCCTACATATAGAAGCAGTTACATCTTCTGCTGTAATGTTTGTAAATTTACGTGTCGTTCTGGATTTATTTAAAATAAATAAATTATCATATGCCGTAATTACAACTCTAGATTCTTTTTTATTTTCCTCAATATCATAAACATTACCTTGAAAAACAATATTATTATCTTCACTATATCCTAATATTGTTTCTCCATTATTAATATTTATTATTGGTAAATTAGGATCTCTTGTGTCTTTTAAATATTCAAAAACTAATTTTCTACCAGCCTGAATTCTTGAGCCACTCCATGTTATTTTACCTATAAATCTTGAAATATCTTGTCCTTTGTGAAATATTTTCATCTTTTATAAATCCTTCAAATTTAACTTTCTAATATTATTTATAGCGAAATCTGTCAAATTATTTGATTCTACAATATTTCTCCAATGTCTATAATCTCCATAAGCTTTTTTTGATGCATCTAATATATCATTAACATCATCTAATATTGTTACTGTATCTGGGGTATTTTTAATTGATGCTCTTTCTTTTAATCCAGTAACATTGTTTATTTCTTTATCATTATTAGCCATTGGTGTATTAAGGTCCTTATATTCAATAAATTCCATAGAATAATATATATCTTTAGTACCATCTTTTTCTTTAATGTTAAAAGATTTCAAACCCATCATCTTATTAATAGGACTATCTGTTATAATCACTCGTATAGGTTTTTTACTTTCTTTCCATTTCTTAAATAATTCTACATATTCAACTGGTTCTTTTAAGTCATCGGTAACTATAAACGGATATTCATGTTTAGGACTAGGAAAAAACGAAGAAAACGTTAATCTTTCTAATATAGGGTTACCAAATAGCATTACTTCACCAGTATCAATAATATTTACAATTTTATTATCTTGTGAACTTTTATTATTATATTCAATAGGAGTAACTGGTAATATAACTTTTTCATCATCCAAAGATAAAATATATTGTCTTCGACCTTTAATTGAACCACCTAAGGCAAAAGAAAGTATATTTATTAAACTATATGTTTTATTCATAAAACTATCTAAGCTCATTAACATATACCTCCATATCCACTACTTGCTTGCATAAATTTTTTGGTTAATTCATCTGCAATTTTTTCAATATCAGCTTCTTCTCTAATTATAAAATTATTACCACTAATCGTTATATTAGGTAAAGAATTAGTATTGTTAGATAATTCTTTTCTTATTAAACGTTCACTAGTTTGAGCAGGATATATTCTACTACCTGTAGGTAAATCTACAATTTCCCCACCACGTTCATTAATTTCGGTAAGACCGCCTTCCCAGTTCATTGTCCCTGTAGCATTATGTCCTAATCCGCCATCAACAAAATTTAAAACACCTTGAACTGGATTTGGAGCCATATTCTTTAATTCTAAATATTTACTTCTCAATGGAGAAAATATATTACTATCAAACCAGGAAACTAACTCATTATATGCAGATTTCATACTAGCTATTCCGCTATTTATGCCATTTGCAATAGAATTACCAGTATTTTGAGCTAAGTTCTTCAATGGGTTATAAACATTACTATCAAACCAAGCTACAGCTTCATTCCAACCGTTTTTTATCCATTCCCAAGCTTCTATACCAGCATTTTGAATTAATACCCATGACTCTTTATTAGTACTTGCCTGCATTTGTATTGATTGTGTTTGAACCTGTCCACTTTGAGCTACTGTATCTGTAATAGAAATCCATACCTCACTAGCTTTTGTTTTTAAACTTTCAAACAGTTGTTTTTGCCCTTCTATTTGCATTTGCGTTGATTGAAATTGCATATTTCCATAATCTTGTATAACATTAGCACTAAATTCTTTTAAACCTGAAAAAATATTACTACTGTTTAAATTTTTGTTTGGATAATAATTCTCTTGCTCAGATTGTTTTTTAGACTGTAAATATATTTCATTAGCTTTAGTTCCTAGAGCTTGTTTATTATTATCAGCTAATAATCTAGCAACTCTATCTCCAAAATTGCTACCTAAAACACTTCCACCAATTCCTCCAAGAGTACTACCAATAATAGCTCCTGCACTCGTACCAATACCAGGAATAATAGAACCTAACATTGCACCTGTAGCTCCACCGATTTTAGCACCAGCCCAGCCACCAGCTATTGCTCCACTGACTTTGCCTACTTCTGCACCACGTTCACCTTCAGAAGCACTATATACATCATAAATAGAAAATGGTAATTGTAAAGCAATACCTGTTTTAGAAATATTTCCACCATAGTTTAACCCTGTTTTAAAGGCATCTTTAGTTCTTGTCCAAATACTTGGCTTGTTATTAGGAATTTTATTTGGATTATCTGGTGTATTAGGTACAGGAGTTGGTACACCTCCACCACTAGGAATATTTTTCCCATTTACATAAACGTTTTGAGCGTTTACTATTATATCTTTAATATTTTTCTGATTAGGTACATCTGTTGGTAAATTTTTTGGAATCCCTTTTGTTGCTTCTATAATTTCTTTTATTTTTGAACTTATTTTTATTGTTATACTGAATATTTTTTTTAAACCTATAAATAAAGCTCCACCTGCTAAAATAGAGCCAATTCCATCAAATGCTATAAATTTATTTGTTAAATCTACAATACCTTTTTTAGTTAAAGTAAATACATCATCTAATCCAAATCCATCTTTTAATCCAGCTGTAGCTACTTTTACAATATCCGTCAGTTCTTGAACTAATCCTCTAAGTCCAGAATTAGCACTTCCAGACATTAAAGTGATTTGAAAATTTTCCCAAGCACCAGATAATTCTTCAATATCACCTTTTAAATTATCCAACATAGTAATTGCTACATCTTTAGCTGTAACCTTATTCATTTCATTAAACATTTTAGTTACACCTTCGGCACCTTCTCGCATTAGAATCATACCACCACGAATAGCGTCAGAACCAAACATATCATATAATGTAGCAAGTTGTTCTTCTTTTGTCATTCCTTTTAATCTATCTTGTAATAGACCTGCTATTTCTGCTAATGTTTTAACCTTACCTTGTTGATCAAAAAAAGCACTAGTTCCTTTTTCTGTAAGAAGATTTAATTTACTAAAAGCTTCGATTTGTGTTTTTGTTTTTGGTATTAAATTAGATAACATTGTTTTTAGAGAGGTACCTGCATCTGAACCTTTTAAGCCATTTTGTGCAAACACAGCTAATGTAGTATTTGTATCCTCAAAGCTAACACCTGCACCAGAAGCAACAGCTGAACACATGGATAATGCATATCTTAATTCATGAACATCCGTAGCAGAAGCATTTGCAGCACCAGCTAAAATATTTGCAGCATGAGTTGCATCATTTACTTTAAATGCATTCATAGCAGTACTCATCGTTTCAGCTGATTCAGCTAAATCCAAACCACCTGCTGTAGCCAAATTAAGTGCTGCTTCAGATGCTTCGCCTAATACATCTTTTAATTGTACACCTGCTTTTATTAATTCAGTCATTCCCTTTGCAACTTCTGTATTTCCGAATACAGTATCTTGTCCAAGTTGCATAGCACGAGCTCTAACTTGAGACATTATTTCATCTCGTGTTTGTCCATCTATCCCATCTTTTGGAATTAAAGCTTTTATCGCAGATAATTGTGAATCAAAATCCATAGGTGTTTTTATAGTATCATATACTGTATATCCAATACCTGCCATACCAGCCATTTGCAAACTAGTTCCCATTAACATACCATCAGCAAAATTTTGAAATTTATTATTAAAATTAAAAGCACCATTGGGCATATTAGTTTTAATATTTACATAAGTCGTAAAAGCTTTACTTGCTAAACCTGTCAATTCTGATTTAACCTTTATAATTTGTGTAGAAGCTCTATCTTTTATTGATAATAACGAAGAATAATCCTTATTTTTAAATTGTTCTAATAATGATTTGGCTTTTACAGTAACTTGAGATATCTTATCTTTTGCTGATAATGTAATTGAATAGTCACCTTTTAGTTTATCTAAATTTCCTTTTAATTCATCAGAGGTTTTTGATGTTTTTTCTAATTCTTTAACTACATCATACAATACATATTGAGTTTTCTTAAGACTAGCAGTCATTTTATCTTTTAATTCTAATGTTGCACTCAAAACAAAATTATCCATTTTTTAAACTCCTTTCAAACCCAATATGCTGGCTAATGTTTTTAATATCATATCTAATTTTTGTTGTTCATGTTCTTTTTCTTTTATCATTGCTGTGTATACAAATAATCTTTCAAAATTAGATAATGAAAAAAAATAATCTAATTTATGACCTTTGAGGACCAAATAAGCACATGTTGATGCCATCCAGTCCTCTTCTATTAGTTTTTTAATTCATCATGTACTTTAAATTTTAATTCATTCCCATAACCTGCACTAGACATGATAGCCTTAGAAAGAAAAGCTATTTCACCTGCTTTAAAAATCTTATTAACTATATCTGTAGGTTCAGTACATGCATATTCTTTCAATAAGGTAGAATCTTTTAAGTTTGGTTCAACAAAACTTTCATAAATCAAATATTGATCACTGTCTTTATCCATTGATGTGGCTTCTGCAATCAATCCCATTGTTGGTTGTTTTACAGTAACCACACCGAAATTTGGAATTTCTATATCATATAATTTATTTTTTCTTTCTTGAATAGATTCTTTATTCTTTATCAAATCCTGAATACTAACGATTTTTTTATTTTCCATAAAATTTTTCCTCCTAAATAAAAAAACATCTCTAAAGAGATGTTTTACTTATGCTGAAATTGTTTCAATAAATGTAGAATCTTCTGGGGTAAAACCGCCAGTATATTCTTTTTCAACTACTTTACCTTTTTCAAAACTCATTAATGTAATTTCATCAAACCATACATTTTCAATAGAAATGCGTTCTTTTTGTCCATCAACTGCATCTGGGTCTTCAATGAGACCAACAAAGCTAGCACGTGGATCTGTTCCATTTTTCCAAGCTTCAAGATATTTGTTTATATTTCTATTAATAACGTTTTTAAGAGTAAAACTTATATCTCCTTTCAAGGAAACAATTTTACTATCTACGCTATTACCATTAATAACTTCTTCTCGATTAGCTGTAACTTTAGCTTCAAATTTTACAATTTCAAAAAGAAGTTCTCCATCCCACCAAGCTTTACCATGAGAACCATTCCAACGTCTATTTCCACGATATTTATAAGCTTCTGAGTCTCTAGCAAAACGTTGCAATTCAAATGTTAAATTCTTTACTAAATAGTCTGTTGTTATTGGAATAATTGTTTTCATAAGCTTTTTACCACCTACATACTAAAATCAATTGATAAATCTTCCATCGCATTAACAGGTGTGATTCTACCTGCTAATAATAAATTTGTTCCTGTATTATATTCAAGAATTTGTTGTTCTGTCATATTTTCAACATCTTCACCTTTTAATGTTGCATAATCTTTTTGAGCCTGATAATCAATTTCTACATCATTAGTTGCAGTAGGGCTATTATCTAAAACATTTCCCTTTAATCCATTAAAATATACCTTAACTGCTGCAATAAATAACATTTTATGATTATAATCATTAATTACTTTACCAACATAATCAGACTTAAATGTATCTCTTATATCATCTTGTATCATGTCAACGCATTCGATAATTTTAATAAAACGGAAATCTTGTCCTACATCTGTTGTAAACGTAGTTAGTGAGTTACAACCACGAGCTATTTTTACACCATTACCTTCGCCTTCATCAATTAATAATAATTGTCCTTTATCAATAAGAGTATCAATATCTTCGTATTTTTCAACGCTAACAACTTCTGTTAGTTGATAATACGTAGAACTTCTATCTAAAGGCAATCCTGCTAAAATACCTGCTATACGTGCAGTATATTCTTTAGCTGTATAAATTATATACTCTTCTTCTTTTTCTTCTTTCTGAATATCTTCTTCTGCCACAAGAGATATATCTGTATATGCTTCATCTACATATCCAATTTCCTCAGAATTACCATCGTCTG